TGGAAATGTGATTTTAAGGTCGTCTGAAACCGTTTTCAGACGACCTTTGGAGTAAAAAATATGTTCGGATTGATTAAAAGCGCAACACGAAAAACCGCCATCAAGACATTGACGAGCGCGACTGAAGACGCGCTGGAAAGCCTGTTCTCGAATATGGAAGGCACGGACGCGCTGCTTTCGCGTCTCGGCGTGGACAGACAGCAGGCATTGGACGCAGTAGTGAGTGATGATGAGGTCGCCGCCTGTTTGGAGGATTTACACTCCGCCATGCAGGCTAAATCTTGGCGCATTTACGGCGAGGACTTGAGTGACGAAGACAAAGACCGCTTGTGGAAAACGCTTAAACGCCACCTGCCCGCGCTTGCCGAAATCGTCCTGACGGCGCGTCTGGGCGGATACGGCGTGGGGCGTTATGTCTATCAGCCTGAACCAGACGGCTTTTTGACGATTAAACACATCAGCAACAAGAGCGGCGAACTGGCGAAATACATCCCCTACCGCGACGGCTCGCTGGTGTATCGCGGCAGCGGCGGTGAGGAAACTTGTAACACGGACGTGCTGTATCTCTTTATTGCCCACCGCGCGACATCGACCAATCCTGCGGGCGAAATGGCGGCGGCGCGGCTGTATGCACCCGTTGCGTTGCGTAAAAAAGGCTTTGTCTATGCCGCGCAATTTATTACGCGCTATGCCCAGCCTTATCTGATTGCCAAAATCCAAGCCAACAGCGAGGATGACCACAATAGCTTCATGAGCCGTTTTTACCGCTTTGTCTCCGGCGGCGCATTGAGTATCGAACGCGAAGACGATGTGATGATGCTGCAAAACAGCGCGGACGGTCAGGCATTCCGCCGTCTGGAAAACCTCGCCAATGCGCGTATCCAAAAAACGCTGCTGGGCAAGGTCAAAACCAGCGACTTGGAGACCGCCAGCCGCGCCAGCCAAGAAACCGAAGAAAACAACCGCGACGAGCGCATCGGCGCGTATCTCGCTCTGCTCTCCCGCGCTGCACAGCACTTTATCGACGCGCTTGTAATGGTCAACAACGCCTACGGAAAGACCATTAACGCGCCCAAAGGCGTGTGGTTTGAGTTTGAGGATGAAATCAAGGTCGATAAAACCCGCGCCGAACGCGACAAGATGTATATGGATACGGGGCAGCTCGTGTTGACCGAAACCTACTACCGCGACATCTTGGGCTTCGAGCCGGAGCATTTCGAGCTGCGCGATCCGAAAACGTCGTCTGAAAACCCTGCGCCCGCCAAATTCAGCCTGCGCCTGTCTGACGGTCTTGCCCATAATGCGCCCGATATGGCGGAGCAGGCAATCGCCCGCCCGAAGATGGAAGCGGTGTTGGGTTTGTTGGAAAGCTGCAAAGACTACGCCGAATTTGAGGCGAAATTGTCCGAACTTGATTTGAACAAGGGCGACAATCTCTTAATTCAGCGTTTGGTTTCAGACGGCCTTTCGGCTTGGGCTGACGGAGCGGACGATGGACGGGATTGAATACAACTTCGCGGGGCTGGTCGATAAAGCCGCCTTCGAGCATTTCAAAGCCAAGAAAATCCTGCCCGGGTTTTCGCATTACGACGTTTGGCTGTATCAACACAGCCTTGCCTTTACCGTCGCCAAGATGATGGACGCGGATATGCTCGCCGAAGTCAAAGATGCCATCGAATCCGCGCAGAAAAACGGCACGGCGTTTGCCGATTTTAAAAAGCGTTTAAAATCGTATTTGATGGCGAAAGGCTGGTGGGGCGAGCAAGTGATGACCGACCCGCTGGACGGCGAGCCGAAATTGGTACAGCTCGGCAGCACACGTCGTCTGAAAACCATTTTCAACACCAATATGCAAACCGCCTTTGCGGCGGGGCAGTGGCAGCGGATACAGGCAAACAAAAAAGCCCTGCCGTATTTGCGCTACAACCATTCCGCCGCAGGGCATCCGCGCGACAGCCATAAACGCTACTACGGCTTAGTCCTGCCGGTTGACCATGATATTTGGAAAGTCATCTTCCCGCCAAACGGCTACGGCTGCAAATGTTCGGTGTCCGCCCTGACCCGTCGGCAGGCGGAGCGCGAGGGCATCAGCGGCGAGCCTGATGTGGATATGGTCGAGTTTACCAACCCGCGCACAGGCAAAACGGTATTGATTCCCGACGACATCACGCCGAGCTTTGCGCACAACCACGGCGACCGATTGGGCGCGATGGACGCGCTGTTTGGCGAGAAAAACGGCGAAGAGGCACTGACCGCCATGATTGCCGAGCGCGAGGCGTGGTTGGACAAGCGGTATAGCGTGCCGTCTGATAAGGTGGCGGTGTTGGTTTTGTCGGACAAGGTGTCGGAAAAAGAAGTAAAACGGTTGGCGGCAAAAGCATCAGGCGGCAACAATATTTCTGTTTATGAAGCCGAAGCAGCGGCAGCTTGGCAACAGGCAACCGGCGACCGTTTGGAGGTATTTGATTTAGGTGGAGCGGATGGTGAGAAGCCTGCCGATTATTTGATTTCCGATCCGAATCTGCCGAAACAAAAGTGGCTGCGTTTGGATTTCATGTATGTTACAGAGCCGTTTAAGCTTGAAAAGATGAATCATTATTTTCAGAAAACGGACGAAATCTGGAGCGGGCAGATAAAAACCATCCAAGAGCATTTGCAGAAAGCTGATATTGTACCGCTTGATTTTTCGGCGTTAAATATGATGAATCGGCATCGGGTGCTTCAGTATGTGCTATCATTACCCGAAGTACAGAGGAATAAAATCAGAATTTTAGTGAAGGAATCAAAATGAGTACGCCTAGCGGAATGACAATCCGTGCAATCAAACAGGATGATGATGCATACCATTGGGTCGAAGTCGAGATGAACAAAGGAGCGTGCGCGGATTTGTTCGCTTATATGACCCCTGCCATGTATGAAATTGCACCGGAATATGCGGAAGAATTTGAATACAGCAACTGGGAAGTTTTTTCTATCCATGCCGCGCCGGAAAAATATTATCGCGCTATTTATCATCTCATTATGCAGGGTGCCGACCGGCTGGAATCCGTGAAGCCGTTTAAAGCGGCTTTGAAAACCGCCCTAGAAGCTGATCCGAGATTTAAACCTGTATAACCCGAAGGTCGTCTGAAACCGTTTCAGACGACCTTTTTTCATAACCGCTCAAATTTCGCGTTTAAGCGCGTTTTATCGGTCAGGATAGGCAAAGATATGTCCGAGAGTTTAAATGCAATCTGACGCAGCCCTAAAAGCCCTCTGAAAACGTTTTTTAAACCGCCGCCGTCTGCATTTTTGGATATGCCCCAAATTTGCGATTTTAGGCGGGTCGGATGCTAAAGACAGGCAAACCCCAGCCAGAATCTTAAAAATCAATCTGACGCGATTCTAAAGCGGTTTTAAAGTGGGTATTTTTATATTTTGCGCGTAAGGATTTTCAAAGGTCGTCTGAAACCTGAAATACGGTTTCGGGCGGCCTTTTGCATTTCGGACGGCAAAGTGAAGTCATGCCGCCGTCTGTTTGCCGTCATGCGTTGCACAATGGCGGCTATGAATACGAAAACATCACCCCTCAATATCAAATTGTCCGCCGCGCTGCCGGTTGCCTTGGCGACCCGTGCGGATGATGTGCGTACCTTTAAAGGCGTCGCCAACTCGGGCAAGCCGTTCGGCTACGGCGGTTATCCAACCGTCGTCGATTTGGCGGAACTGTCGCACAAAGCGTCCGTCCCCGTCCTGCTGGAGCATTCGCCGCTGAAAATGGCGGGCGTGTGCAGCCTGTCGGTAACGGCGGACGGTCTGATTGCCGAGGGCAGTCTGTTGTCCAACGAGTTTGGCACGCAGATCGCCGAAGCAGCCGACCAAGGTTTTCCTTGGGAAATGTCGGTTTACGCGCAGGCGGAATCCTACGAGGAGCTGGCGGCGGGCGCGGTATTGTCCGTCAACGGCAACGAGGTAACGGGGCCTGCTGTGATTTTGCGCCGCTGCACCATCCGCGAGGTGTCGTTTACCGCCGTCGGCGTGGACAGTGAGACGGAGGCGGTGGTGTTGTCGGACGGCAGCCCCTTGCCGGATATTTTTAAACAACCTTTGGAGTTATCCATGACACCAGACGAAAAGAAAGCGTTTGACGAGCTGAAAGCGGAAGTCGATACGCTCAAGGCTGAAAAAGCCGAAGTCGAGAAAAAGCTGAAAGAAGCCGAAGCGGCTGCCAAGAAAGAAAAAGTCAAGGCGAAATTGTCCGCCGCAGGTTTCAAAGAAACCGAAGACGGCAAGTTTGAAGGCTTGTCCGATGCGACGATGACCGTGCTTTTGTCTGCCGACATTGACGCGGCGGAAGCCATGATTGCCGATTTGACGCCGAAAGCCGCTCCGTCTGCCGTACCGTCCGCGCTGTTGAGCGAAGGTGCAGGCAAAGGCGATTCCGAACAAACCGGCGCGGAGGGCAAGTTCTCCGTCGCCAGCCACAAAGGCTTACTGGGAGGCTCTTATGTCTAAAGTC